AATGTAACATTTGCATTATCAATCATTTGAACTTTTTCACCAACTATAAAAAATGCCGGATCAGAAGAGCCATTAGAAACTTTTAATACTACTGATTGCAAATTAGTATTGGATATTATACCATTTGCATTTGATACATTTATAGAAATAGGCAAAAATGCATGATTTAATTTAAAAGTATTAGCAGAAGGTAAAATATTTGTAAATCTTCTATCAACTATCATATGGGTAGCATTAACACTTGTAACTCTTCTGATATTAACATTTGCATTTTCGCCTATTCTAACAAAGTCACCAACTGCAAATTCATTATTAAATGCGTTTGCACTTGCATTTATTGCATACAAAGACCTAGGTAAAATACGTATTTCTGCAGTCATTCCTTGTATATTATGACCAGTTTCAGAAATTGTAGATGGTGTTAAAGATATTCTATTACCAGCTGCAGTATTTGATGAGTTAGATAGTGCTATAACAGTAGAATTTGCAAATTGTATCCAATATTGCGCATTATTTGTCAAACCACCGATAACAGTATTGCCTGCATTGACAAAATATTTTACTTTATCTCCGACAGTAAATTTATTAGCCGTTGCCAAAATGATGACATTGTTTGAACCTTCACCAATGCCGCCTATTACTTGTGTATTGCTATTGAATGATTGTGCAATAGGCGCACCAACATTGATAATTGGTTCTGTCAAATAACCGCTGCCTTGTGCTGATATATGAACGGAGTTTATTTTACCTGAAGAGTTAGCAACACCGACAGCAGCTGCACCAGAACCCGTATTTGATGTAATAACAATAGTAGCATTTGAAGTATAACCACTTCCAGCATCAACAACTATACCTAACATCAAATTGGAAAGATTGGAAATATTTGCTTTGACTACTTTTAAGTTTCCTAAATCATTGGAATTTCTAAAAGCAATAGTTTCTTCAAAAGGTATATTTTTGTCGGTTCTATTGACTCTTATGACAGTTGTATTTGATGACAGTACAGTTGCGGTTCTTTGATTGTCACTTTGTATGATAGTATCATTTGCGCTAATACTACCTACTCGATGTAAATAATTGATACTATCAATTATTTGAATTACTTTATTGCCAACAGAACCATCTGAAATAAAAGAAACATCAGCAAAATCCAATCTAGCATAAATATCAACATTGCTTGATAATGTTGCAGTTTTTGTAGAACCATTGTATGTTATAATTTCTCTTATTTGACCAGCACCAAATGGGCCTTTTAAATAAATAGAAGAATTTTTATAAAAATCGGTAAGAGTCGAAGAAGTATTTGGAAGTTTTACTTGATTGTTATCAACAATAACTGGTAAAACTCCTTTTTCATGAACACTATAACCCAAACCAGTATTAGTTACACGAATACAATCAATAGTACCTGGAATTGCATTACCAATAACATTTGCATTTTTTATGACAGGAATATAAAGATTTGTAGCAAAATTTTCAAAGTCAGAAGATGAAATAGTATACATGTATTTCCATGTATAACCATCTCCGGTTTTAAAAGTACTTTTTGTTGTTTTTTCTATCGGTTTTATAGTAGATGGTTTATTGTTGGCATTATCGATACACTTGTAAACATTATATTCATTACTATTACCTAAGGTAATTACATAAAACTTTTTATTTGTTAATTCTGTAGAATTATCATAAGAATCATAAATGGTATTTGACACCCAATCATAACGCTTTGTAACAAATTTAATATCATTTTCACCTATTTTTTTACCAAACAAAATTTCATTATAAGGTTTAAGCTCCATTTCATCATAAGAATTATTTGGTATAACAATAGCAGTGTCATCATTATCACCATTAGCATTTACCCATGGAGTTGACTTGGAAGCAAAAATATAGTAATTTACATGATCTGTTTTTACTTCTTCAACAAATGCATTTGCTTGTGTTATTGAAAATTTTGTAGTCAATGTATAAGTGTTGACTGACATTTAAATTTCCGTTAATTTTTAATTAAAAAATTATACAGGTACAGAGCTTGGTATAGCATTATTCAATATAGTATCCAAATTTACAGTATTTGATAACATGTTACCATAAATATTCCAATTAGTTAATCTTATCGTATTATTTATTACTGTATTTGCAGAAGTATTTGCGTTTATCAAATTAGCAGTAGGTATAAAATAACCACCATTGTTTGAAGAAATACGAATGGTAGTACTGTTAACTGTCTCTATAATACCATTTCCTGTAATAATATGTTTGCTTGGTTTTAAAGTAATTTTAAATAATTTATTGTTAGTATTATTTGTAAGTATAGTATCAACTGCAAGATTGGCGTTGTTTAGTTGAGACTCTGGACCAGTTACATAAACAAAGTGACCATCAGAACGCCAAACATAAAGATTGGCAATGCCCAAACTACTATTGGATAATATATCACCGTTGCTTATAGTAGCACTTGTCAAAGTGTTTCCTTGCAAGTAGACAGCATTTGCAGTTGCTGAAACAGTATTGTTAACAAAAAAATTATTTGTATTTGCAACTACTAAGTCAAAAGTATTTTCATGTTCATCTAAATGTAAGTTGTTAACATAAAATACTATAATATCGTTATAATTTATAAATTTAGAAATTTTTGTTTCATAAATATCAACATTTTCTAATAATGTTTTAACATTTCTATATCGTGAAAATACAGCATATCCCAATGGATGAACTAAATCATACAGAAAATTCTTATAAGACTCCAAAAGTCTTTCTGAAATAATTTCATAAGAAAAATATTGATAAAACTCACCGTCAAAAATATGATTTATATCACTTGAAAAGCTTTTTCTATTGAGCCATTGACCCGCAGTAATACCTTGCTTTTGAACAATAGTAACGCCTTCAGCAATTGTATCATTTTTTTCAGAAACTAAAGTAACATTTTCATTATTAAAATAACCATAACCAGAATTTAAAATTTCTACAGCTGTAATTGCACCTTTGCTATCGCTTACATTTGTTTCTATTATTGCATTATTACCTTTTTGTCCTACACTATCATATAACAATAATTGTGCTATATCTTGTTGTTTAACTATAACATGTGGTTTTGTAATATAATTTTTTCCTGGATTTATATTTTTCAAAGAAGCAATTGTACCGACTTCCTTTGTAGTAAGCGTAAGAACTTCTTCTATTAAAGAATCCAAATTACAGTCAGCAACAACTGAATTTGGAAAATTCCAGTCAGTCAATCTTACTACATTGGTTATAGTAGCTGTACCAATAACGTTTGCATTTTGCAGTGTTGCGGTTTCAACAAAATAACCTGTATTTGAATTGACAACAATTGCAGTAGAATTTGCTGATATTATAATACCTTGACCATTACTTGTAACTTTAGGACTAACATCATTTAACAAAATTTGCGAAGAAGTACTATTGCTTACAAGTATAACATTGACTGCAAGATTGGCATTATTTAATTGAGATTCTGGACCAGTTACATAAACAAAATGACCGTCGGAACGCCAAACATAAAGATTGGCAATACCTAAAGTACTATTGGATAAAGATTCTCCATTGGCAACTTGAGTCGATGTAAGTGTACTGACTGTCAAATATATGACATTTGCACTGCTATTGACAGTATGAGAAGGTGCAAATGTACCACTTGTATTTGATATTTCTAATCTGTAAGTATTAGTATTAGCATCAAGAGCAAAACTGGCATAAGTATTGATAGTATCACTATAATATGTAATTAATTCTTTATTGGTTATTGATCCGACTTTAAAACTGGCACCTGTTCCTGTTCCACCAAATATACCAGAAATAATACCATTACCAGTTGTAGTTTGAACAATATGACCTTCTAAAAATTCAGGTGTTGTTGAAAAATCTATTAATCTTAGTCTAGTAGGTGTAACAATAGCACAAATAGTACCATTTGCATTGTTGTTTGATACTAAAGAAGTATTATTGGAAAAAGTACCTTGAACATTGGTTAATTCTAGTTCTATAGTAGTCTTTACAGTAACATTTGAAGAAAGCGTATAACCACTACCACCGTTAACAATTTTAAAATCAACCGCACCTTTAAAATCCTCAGAAATTTCTGATACTATAGCTTTGCCATCTACACCAGTACCTTCAATATCTAAAATATCACCAACAGAATAATTTTTACCACCAGACGTAATAGCTACAGCAGTCAAAGAACCAACAATCAATATAGCATCTTTTTTCTTTATATGTTCTTCACTTACTTGATATATTCTATCACCTGACTTAAAAGTACCTTTAATATTGGAAAGCAACAAATAGTATATTTCACGATTTTTTACTATTCTGCTACCAATTGAACTTACAGTCGCATATGCTGTATTACCTACAGTAGTAATTTCAGTATGAAGAAGTTTTTCTAATTTTTCATTATATTCTACCTCTATATAATAAGGTCTATACCAAATATTATCGGAAGTAGTAAAAAGCTTTTCATTTGGTATATTAATATCAATATCTTCACCATATATTATACGAAATAAAAGTTTTATAGCTCTAGGAGTGCCTTTTGCTTCATATAAATCAAGTATATGCTTATAAACTAATTTCTTATCACTTTTTATATCATCAGGTAAAAATTTAACATATTGATTTTTAAAGTATTTTATAAAATCTTGTAAAGATTCATCAATATCAATATTGTTTAAAAGTTTTCTTGATTGCCCAATAACATTTTCTTCTTTTTCAAGCCATTCAAAGTATGCTTCAACAAAAGCAATAAAATCTCTTCCTTCCTCTCGATAAAAAGAAGGAAATTGACTTTCGATAAAAGGTGTGATATATTTTTCGATATAACTCATTTAGATTTAACTATTTTGATTTAGCTATAATTTTGCTATTGTTTATATCTATAAACAAAATATTATTTTCTTTTCCAAATACTTTGTTTTGGCTTGTTCCTACAATAACTTCTAAGCCCATATTATCTTTAAAAGAAACAGGTAATATATTAGGAAAATAAACTATTCCATTTTCATAATCAACTATGCCCATTTCTTGATATGAAATATTTGTAACAAATGAAACATCTCTTTTATATAAAGTATTTACAGAATTTTTTAGTTTAACTGTATTTTCATCGATTCTTTGAAGATAAAATGTTTCTTTGTTTGGATTATAGTCAGTAAACTCATAAGTTCTACCATTTTCTATAAATTGAGAAGTTGAAATTGTGCCAGGTGTTATTTCATTATAAAAATAAATTGTAGGCGTAACATTTTTTAAAACATCAGAAATAAAAAGTTTACGTAGTTTAATATTAATATCAATATCTTCTATAGCATTTTCTTCATTTTTGATGTTAGTTTTTAGAGTAGTTATTGACATAATTTTGTTAAAATCATTTAATACTGAATCATTATACTTTATTATTTCATCTTTTATAAGAGACTCTATATCAAACGAAGACTTACTTGTCTTAGATTTATCATAAATTACTTCTACATTTAAGTAAATATATAAGTATTCAGGATCAACAACTACAGGTTCAACAGCTATTATGTTTTTATCTTTGATAAAATCAATGATATTTTGTTTTTCTGTATAAGATAAATTCTCACCAGAATATGTTACAGGTGAAATAAAAACTTTACCATATCTGGTATTGAAAGTTTCTTCACCGCCAAAAACTTGCACATTTTTTATTTTTGGAAATTGTTTTGTTATTAAAATACTATAATCATTTTTAGTAACTGCACGCTCTCTTGTTTGATAATATATTGGTGCTCTATATCTTATTTGTTCAATAGTTTCAGCCTCAGCACCATTTTTTGATTTTTCTACTACTGTAATTTCTGGAACTATTGCACTTGAATGACCATTTAAAGTACCTAAATTGTCATTTAGAACAAAGTTTGTACAATCATTTCCATCTGCACCATTTGTTATACGATAAGTAACTAAAATAAGCGCACCATTTTTTGGTTTTTTGCCAAATATATTATCACCAAATAAAATTTCATATTTACTTTCTGATAAAGCATTTACAAAGAAAATTTCATCATCTGATTTTACATCATAAAGATTAGTTTTTCTTTTGTAAGTAACTTGATTTTGATAATTATTATCTTCAACTACCTTTACATCAATTGAATTGATATCAATTTTTACATTATTTAAAATAAATTTTTGATTGGTTGTTTCATAGTCCATAATAAATGCTTCTGTTGTATTTTTACCTTCATAAACTTCTAAACCTTTAATAATGAAAAAATTGCCTTCTGGATACAATATATAATTTTTAGTTGTCAAAAATTGATATGAACTTTTTGAGTTTTTAGCAGTAAATCTAGTATATTGTGGTATAGTAAAAGAATTTAAGTTATGTCTAGCAAATTTTAAATCAAGTTTAGCAACAGATGATTGAGCAGAACCAGGAAGATAATTTAAAGCTTTGGCTATAGATATAATTGAAGACTTTAATTGAGCAGAATCTATAAACATTTCACTTGAAACCATATTCAAATAAAAAGCATTTAAGTAAGTATTATAGGAAAGTAAATCTAAAAGAACATTAATGTTTGAACCTTCAAAATCATAATCCTTAAATTTTGCTTTTGACTTCAAAAATTGTTTAAATTGAGACTTTAACTCATCAAAATCTAATGAAACTAAATTGATCGAATTTTGTGTCATTTTTTTATCGAATTCTTTTGAAAACTATTTCTAGCATTTGAGGTTCAGCTAAATTAATGATATAATATTGTAAAGTTATAGTAACTTCTTTTTTTTCTTGATTATTATTTATGAAAACATCAATCAATCTAACACGTGGTTCATTTTCTTCAATCGTTTTTGTAATGTAATATTTTATATCTTCAGCAAGAAATGTTTCATTAAGTTCGAACAATGCTTTTTTTATATCACAACCTATATTAGGTTGAAATAATCTTTCATTTCTATTTGTATAAATTAAATTTTTTAAACTTTGCTTTATAGCATTTTCATTAGTTCTAATAACCAAGTCTTTTGTAATAGGATGAGATAAAAAGTTATTTGTAAAATCACTGTAAAAAAGATCAATTTTATCAATATAAGAAAATCTTTCCGATCTTTTTGTTGACATTAGTACTATTACCTTTATTTTGTTTTGTTATATTTTAACAACAAATTTATTCTATTAATCATTTAATCTAATTTGAGAACCATCAATATAAGTAATACCAACAGACTTCATTTTGGTTGTTGTAGCAGAATGTATTTCTATTTGACCAGCATCTAAAACAAATTTGGAACATTTCATGTATATTATATCATCAGCTTCAACAAGTAAAGTATTGCATTTTATACGAAAAGTAGTTTCAACAACTTGATCCTTAGTACCCGAAACGCTTTCTACTTGGCTTCCTTCTACAGCAAAGTTTGCATTGCCTTTTACGGCTATTGTTTGATTGCCATTTATCTTTTCAAAATGATCTCCTTCAGTATGTATTTGTTTTGTACCACCAACAGCTTCAATTGAATTTTGGCCTATAGTTTGAACTTGATCTTCCTTTATAGTAATCAAAGAAGATGCATCGGAGTTAAGTGTATAAGCACCTTTTATCTTTATATCACAATGACCATCAATTGTCAAAGTATATGATTTTTTTATATAATAATAAGCATTTTCTACTATAGTTTGTATCCATCTACCAGTTGATTCTATTTCAAAATATGTTCCTTTAGTATGAGCTAAACGTATACTTTCTTTGTTTGGTGTATCATTAAAATGTATTTCATGCCCACTTCTAGTTATAGTACCTTGATTATATGGATATTGTGCAAAAAAGGTCGACCTTGGATGTCGTCTATTAGTGTTTTGTGCTTCATCAATTTGTTGTGTTTGTGACATTTGATATTATTACCTTAAATTTTTAAGTATAGCACTTAATCTTTCCGATCTTGAATATAACATTGCTTCAGATTCAACAAATGAACGATTTGCTTTAAGATTATCTTGTAATTCAATCTTTTGTAAAAAGTTAACTGGATTAAATACAGATTTAAAAGTATTTATCATGACAGTATTTGTTCCAAACAAAGCAGTAAGATTATTAATATTAAATTGGCCAATTAAACTACTTACGGCTCTCCATTTAAAATCATTTACTATATTTTCTGCTTCTTGTAATAGCCTGCTTGAGTTTAAAGAACTTATAAGTTCACGAATTAAATTCATATTCATATTTACTTCTTTAACAAGAGGGTTTGAAGGTTCTTGTGGAAACTCAGAAATAACAATACCTTCATTACGAATATCAGTAGTACCAGTAGAAAAAG